ATTGTGTCTGTGTTGGCAGATGGCTCAACACATGCTGACAAAACAGTGTCAGGTGGTTCAATAACTTTAGACAGAAGCGCATCAAAAGTGCATGTTGGATTTGGCTTTAGATCAACTGTAGAAACATTACGGCTTGAAGCTGGTGCAGAAGATGGCATAGCGCAGGGAAAGATCAAACGTATACATGGTATAACTGTTAGATTTTTCAATACGGTTGGCGCAGAGATGGGGCCGAACACAGGCAGTTTAGACAGGTTGCCATTTCGTGACAGTAGCATGGCTATGGATGAGGCCGTGCCGTTGTTCAACGGTGACAAAGAGATAAGTTTTCCAGCCGGGTATGAGAATGATGCTAGGGTGGTGGTGAGACAATCTCAACCATTGCCTATGACGGTGTTAGCTATTATGAGAAGGTCAAATACATTCGATGCTTGAGGTGGTTAAATTTAACGCGGATCATGTCGCTAGGATAGAAACAAACTTTGATTTGCCAAAGTCATTCAAAGATGCGTTCAAGTCAGGTGATACAGTCGATGCGTTTACTGTCATGCAGGGTGACACAGTGGTAGCTATAGGTGGCATACATGTGTTATGGGAAGGCGTTGGAGAAGGATTCTGTATGTTGTCGAAACACGCTGGCAAATGGCAAACGTCAGTGGCGCGATATGCAAAAACGATGTTTGACGGTATAATAGCAAACAATGACTTGCACAGAGTACAGGCAAGCATCAATGAATTAGACCCAGAGGCCATCAGATTTGCAAGATGGCTGGGTTTCAAAGACGAAGGCATGATGCCCAAGTATGGGCCAGATGGCTCAAACTATCATAGGATGTCAATGGTGTTGTAATGATTGGCGCATTTTTAGGATACAAGGGCAACCAAGCGGCGGCAAAAGCTGCGCAGCAGACTGCTGAGTTCAATGCACAGGTGGCTGAGAATGAAGCAATTGTTTTACAGCGCAAGAAGACCGCTGAAGAAGCCGCGTTAAGAAAAGCCTCTGAACGCACTATTGCTACCCAGCGCGTAGCCACGGCAGTATCTGGCATAGAGATGTCGGGAAGTGCGCTTGAGGCGTTGAAAGACTCATATATGAACACACAGATGGATGCCTTAAATATTCAATACGCGGCTGACATTGAACAAACAGCAAAGGCTAGTGAGGCTGCGCTTGCAAGGGCAGAGGGCAGAGCAAGGGCAACAGCTTACAAAACAGCTTCATATCAATCTTTACTTGAAGGCGCAGAAAAAGCCGCAAACTTAATGAGATAAAAAAATGGTACAGATTAAGAAATATGAACAACAGGTAGGAGTGGCCGCTGGTGGTCTTGGGCCAAGGGCTAGTGGTGCATTTGAAGCACCCGGCAAAGCATTGGCTGGACTTGGCGCAAAGATTGACCAAGTTGCTTTTGACTTTTTAGAAAGACAAAAGGACGCTGAAACAAAGCGCGTACAAGATGAAGAGTTTACAGGTTTCAGTGAACAGGCTGACAAATTTATACGAGATGACAAAAGCACAGACACAGAGGTTTTCAAAGCAAACTTTCAAAAGGATGTGGTGACGAAAAGGCGTAATGCGATAAACGCAAGAACAGACTTAACACAGTCACAAAAAGATAAGATAAACCAATCTCTTTCTTCAACCGCTTTGTCATTCCAGTTTAAGGGTCAGAATGCTGCCTTTGGCAGAGGTCAGGCTATACGGACACAGGCATCAAAAGACAAAATTGAACAGATGTTGCGTCAAGCTTCTGTAGTCCCAGAAAACCATCATGACAGAAGGCGGCTAGAAGCAGAGATTGATCTTGAATTAAGAAACAATATCGTTGATGGCATCAGAACTGGCTACGACAGTGCTTCAATCAAACAAGGGTTCAAAGCCATTGATCTTGGTAAGCAAATAGATGCAGCCGCAAGTATTGCTGAATTAAACAAAATAGCAAAAACCATACCCGGAAAAGGTATGGCTGATAGCACTCAGCAGACATACAAGAACAGAGTAAAAACAAGAAAGCGTGAAATGCGTGGATTGGCTTATGACCAAGCTATTGGCGATATTAATGCTTTGTCTGTATCTGCGGCTGACCAAGAGGGTTTGCAAGATGCAATAATGAACGGAACCACTTTTACTGGTGTGACAGATGATGGTCAAACTAAAACCATCAATACGGCTGATTTAACTAACAATCAGAGAATGAATCTTGTTCGAGTTGTTGCTGATCCAAAGTTCAAGGATTTGGTGGATCTTACACATCAAAATGCTGTTGATGACATACGTGAGTCAGAAGACCCATTGTCAATGTTTCAAAGTCAGGTCAGCAACCCAGATGGCAGAGAAACAAGAGACATTGAGTTAGGTGCGCTTGAAGCCGCTGAACAGATGTCACAAGCTGCACAGAACGGACTTGCGACAGGGGATATGACAACGGAAGAAGTAATATCAATGCTTACTCAGACTGAACAGCTTTTACAGAGCGAGGTAAGTCCAAACGGTGCGTTGTCTAAAAGGGCTGACAAGTTTGGTGATGCAGCCCAACAGACTTTATCAAGGGTTGCGAGAGTAAGAGCATCTTTAGCTAAAAGCGTTAATACTGAAAACAAACGTGATGTTTTGAGAGATGCGGCTAGAAATGGGAATTTGCTGAACGCATCTAATCAACCTGATCTCAAAGCTACAGGGACTGATGTTCAAGTCGTTGTAAATGAAAACCTAAATGCTCTAAAGGATAGCCCACAGAAACAGTTAGACTTTTTGCAAAAGAATGGTGTGACTTCACAAGTTTTCACAGACACACTTGTAAAGCACAAAGGTAGATTGTCTGATCCAAACAAGACGGATATTGACGATGAAGATAGGTTTGCCATCACCTTGTTTAGAAACATGGAAATGAGAGAAGACTTGTTGAATAAGCATCTCAATGCAAAAGATCTTGCTTGGTGGAGAAGCTTTGAAACCTTGTCTGATGTTTACGGCGATGAGGGTGCGCTTCAGCAGATGAGGTTGCAAGGGGACATTGACCCAGAGTCGTTTGCCAAAGATTTAGACAGGACTTTAGATGTTACAGACGCACAACTTACTCGCCAACCTTGGTACAAGTTTGATTTAGAGTCACCGCAAAACACTGGATACATGAAACAAGAAATAAAAGAACTTGCAAAAGAATATATAAAAATGGGCGTTGGCGTAGACAAAGCACTTGAAAGGGCTGGGGAAGATCTGGCTAGGACTCATACTTTGATTGGCTCTGTGCTTGTTCCTAATCTGCCTGAGTTTGAGCAAGGTGGCGAACTGTCAAACATTAAACAAATAGCCACGTTAGTCATTGATGATTTTGCTGAAACAAACAAACAAATTCTTGAGGATGCAGAGTTAGACAAAGGCAATCTAGGACTGCTTAATATTGAGGGTACGGCTGATAGGTTTTATTTAGTCAGAGATGGCGGCTTTCCAATCCAAAACTCAGAGGGCATGTATATGTCCTACACAAAAGAAGAGTTGATGAAGCTTAGGTCGGATGCAGCGAAGCTGGCGGCAGATAATAGCTTGCAGAGCGTCAACGATGCGCTGGGTCAAAAAGCGAAACAAATAGAATCTGAGGCAAAACAGGAGAAACAAGACTACCCTGCAACACCGCAACTTGATTTGAGAATGATGTGATGGCAGAAGAAGATTTCCTCACCCCATCTAAGCCTGTCGCGGTTGAAACGCCAGAGTTTCAAGCTTTTGCAAAGGCAGAGCGTGAAAGAGAGATAGAGGCTCAAAAGCCAAAAGTGTCTTTTTCAGAGTTTATTGGTGCGAGTAAGGAAGAAGACTGGATTACCTCTTACGCATTTCAGAACAAGGAAAGTTTCGCCCCAGATCTTAATTATCTTAAAGAGGGTTTAGATCAAGCACAGTTTGATGAGTTGACTAAAGATATACCAGAGGATCATCACGACTTTCTTGAGGAAACGGTCAGTTTCGATCACGCAAAACAAATGCGTGAAAAGGTTTTGGCATCTTTAGAAAACGAAAAGAAGATGCAGTCTTGGGGTTGGTACGGTGTACCTTTGCGAATAGGTGTCAACATGTTTGACCCTGTAGCGGCAACAGCCGGGGTGCTGGGGGGAGTTGCCGCGCCTGTTGTTTGGGGGGCTAAATTGTCCAGAGTCGGACGGATTGTACGAGGTGCGATAGGTGGCGCGGCATCAAACGCAGCTATAGAGGGGTATATAGCCTCTGAGAGCGTCACAAGGGATGAATATGACGTCATGTACGCAGCCGTTGCTGGGATGCTGTTAGGTGGCGGTGTAGGCGCGATAAGCAGAGGAGTTGGTAACGAGCCAGAGTTGCGTCAAGCGCACGAAAACCTGTTGCAAGAGGTCGAAGGCGTACAAAAAGCAGAGTTAGAGGCAAGGGCAAAACAAGATTTGCTTGGCGAGAAAAGCGTTGGCGCGGCTGAAAACCCATTTGACCCACCTCTTATGGAAAGAAATCTTAGAAGCCCAGAGGCCACAGAAAAGGCGATAGAGAACTTTGGAGAGATGCAAAAGTCAGAGTTCTCAGCACTCCGTATAGATATGGCTAACTATTTGCTAAGTTCTGACAATCCCCTTATCAACGGATTAGGCAGGATTTTAGCTGAAGATGCTGTTGGCAAGCGCGGTGATAACGTCATTGAGTCAACCGCTGATTTGTTAAAAACAAACGCTTTTAAAGGAAAACTTGCACGGTTCTATCAAACTTACGGTGTAGAGTACAAAGCGTGGGCAAAAGAAAATAATATTGGCTTTTTCCGTAGGTCACAGTCAAAGCAAAGAACATCCTTTGGAGAGCAAGTAGCAGACGCTATTGAAAACCCAAATGGTATACATTCTCCAGCCGTTAAGCGCATGGCTCAAAGAAATGCAGAGTTGTACAGAGATATTTTGCGTGAAGCAAAAGAGGCTGGCGTTAAAGGTTTTGAAAACATACCAGAAAATCTGACGTATTTTACCCACAGATGGAACAAATTTAAGTTTGATGACCTCAGAGGTAAGATCGGTGATGATGGCATTGAGCGTTTGCTGACGCAGGGTTTAGTCAACGGAACAACTGATCTTACTGAAGACGCGGCTGCACAGATAGCCAAAGCTATGAACATAAAAATCAAAAACGATTTAGCCGGATTAGACTCTGGCTTCTCACGATTATTTACTGCTGACAGCAGAGATACGCTCAAACAGATAATGAAAGAGGAACGTTTTGGCAAAGAGGACGGCGGTGTATTTAGGCCGTTCAGTGATGACGAATTAGATAGATTATTAGGTTTGTTTGAACAGTCACAAACAGGCGTTCCGTCAAGGGCAAAGTATCGACTTAGATTTGATATGGAAACACAGTTTGAAGGCACGAACAAACTCACAGGCACAAGAGAAATATTTTCTATAAAAGATTTGCAAGAGCGTGATGCAGAACAAGTATTTACCTTGTATGCAAACGAGATGTCTGGACGTATCGCGCTTGCCAAAAAAGGCATCAAATCAGAAAGCGACTTTGAGTCTCTCATAAATCAAGCAAAGGATTACGCTGTTAATGAGGGTGTAGGGAAAGCAAGACAGCGCAACAGAAAAAGAATTGGCAAAGAAGAAGAGATCGCAAGAACAATATACAATATGATTTTAGGCAGAAGGCCACCAAACGCTCCCGATCAAGATGGTGCCTTTATGAGGGTTACTCGTCTTATACAAGATTTTAACTTTATCAGGCTTATGAATCAGGTTGGCTTTGCACAGTTTGCTGAACTTGGTAACGCTGTTCAAGTCGGCGGCATACGAGGGCTGATAAGAGTTGTGCCTGAGTTCAAGGCCATGATAAAACGCGCTGAAAATGGTGAGTTGACTGACCCAGTTTTGCGTGACATTGAGGCGTTCTTTGGCACTGGCGCAGAACGTATGACAAATCAGATGATCCATAGATTAGATCAGCTTGAAACTAACTCCCCCTATGGTCGCGGTATTTTGGATGGCATACAAAGAACTGCCGACAGAGCAAAAAGATTTACTGCCGACATATCAGGCATGGCCCCCATAACTCTTGGCCTAGAGCGTGGAACATCCAGAATTGTAATGCAAACTCTTGCGGATATGGCTTTTTCTAACAAATCTTTAACTTTAAAAAGAATGAGAAGCCTTGGTCTTGGTGATGATGAGGCGCAACTTGTGTTCGATAATTTTAAGAAAAACGCAAAATTAGAAAACTCATTTTTATTTTCAACCAAAAAACTAAGAGAGAGCAATCTTGAGCAATGGGATCCAAAGGCTAGAGATGTTTTGGGCATAGCTATTGCAAGATGGACAAGAAGAGCTATACAGCAAAATGATTTAGGCAATCTAAGTTTGTTTATGACTAAAGAATATGGAAAGGTTTTGGTTCAATTTAGGACGTTTATGGTTGTTTCTCATGCAAAACAGCTTCTTCATAATGTTGCAATGCGTGATATGAGAGCCTTTCAAGCCATGATGTATTCGTCTATTTCTGCTGGATTGGCTTACACTGCACAGCAAAATATCCAAATGATTGGCTTAAGTGATAAAGAAAAAAGAGAACGTAAAGAAGAAAGGCTTTCAGCTAGTGCCATAGCGAAAGCTACGTTTGCAAGATCAAGTTATGCAGCTTTTATACCGGGGGGTGTAGACACAGCATTTGATATTTATGGGGCTGATCCATTTTTTGCTAATTATAGAAGCAGTGGGCTTGATAGCAACTTTTTAACAGGCAATCCAAGTTATCAGATTTTGTTTGGTGCTACTGGTGCAGAAAACGCACTTAAAACAGCGGTAAGAACAGGTCTTAACCCAGACTATCAGATGAGTAGAGGCAAGGCTAGGTCACTTCTAACAGCCCTTCCTTTTTCAAACGCTATCGGAATACAGAACGCCATAAGGATAGCCACAGAGGATTTGCCTACGGAAAGCAGAGTGGACTAGCCGTTTGACGATTTATTTGATAACATGCGGAACTACTGGAGATTGATATGACAGTTAGTAGCACAACAACCAAAAGAAGTGCCAGCGGTGACGGATCTAACGATACGTTTTCGTATAACTTCAAGATATTTGATGATGATGATATCACGGTCATCATTCGTACTGACTCGACAGGCGCAGAAACCACTAAGACTAAAACAACTCACTACACTGTAACAGGTGTTGG